AGCAACTACGAAAGGTAGCCCACCAGTTTTAGCAGCTCTCTTAGTTACCTGATCGATCCATGCCTTTGGCGCAAACGTACTGCGACTCTTCACTTCTGCGTCGAACGGGACGTGAGTGATGTCCTTGCCTGCGCCTCTTCCAACGTCTGCGTGTGGCCACCAAGTCGATAGGTACTTGGCAACCACTCGCTCCGTTTTGAAGCCTCTATATTTACGGCTTTGTGAGGCCATTTACCGCGTGGCACTTAGAACATGACCAGCTCTTATTAGCCAGATTGACCTTTATATCTTTGTAGGGAATTGAGTCATTGCATAAGCAGCATCTAGTCGTAAATGTAAATTCTTCTAAGATTGCAATTACTTCTTTGGATCGGTGAATCTCATCTTCAGTCGGGAATGACTCCCACTCGCCATCTTGATTTAAGAACTGTAAACGCCCCATTATGCTCTCGCCTTCTGTCGTTGCCATGCGCCTTCTTTATTGATCTCGTACCAAATCACATCATTCGGTGCCGGGCATCTTGTAATTTCACCCGTTACTGCGTAAGGACACTTAAAGTGACCCCAAGGCTTTCCAGCTTTACTTTGTCCCGTCTTCCAGATCATGTCTCCATGCTGGCAACGGGGAATGTCCTTCTCGGTCTGGCCTCCAATGATTTCTTTCACCGTCGCAACCGCTTCCTCCATTGTGGGCGGCATAGTCGCCGGCTTGATAGTCCAAGGGTCGTCCTCCTTTACTACTGGAATGTATTCGCCAGATGTCTCTGCCATCTTGGCCTTGACTTCATCAATCGTTGCTTTTACTTCTTGCGACTTAGCGACTTTGCCCATCTCTTCTCGTGACGCTCGCTTTCCCTTTGTCGCATATCCTGCGTTAGCAAGAGCTCGACCGATAGCACTCGTCTCACAATTTTCCAGCGCACTTGTCGCATTAACGCCCCTACCTTGAATCGTTTCCTCAGCCAAGCCGGTAGTCCAAGGTCGAATATCTGCCTCTGTGCGATATATAGCAGCCTCAACAATAAAACGGCCACTGGCTGAATCAAGTAACTTTGTATGAATCTGTCCATCTGGATGCTCCTTCCAAAATTTAATTAAACGTTCTTCGACTGTTTCGTAATCTTCAAGATTAAACATATTGCTCGTCCTTTTCTGTAATCAATTCGCAGGCGAGTGCCAAGTAAGCACACGCGTCGATATAGGAGTCAATGTGATCTGCGGTTTCTTGGAGTCTTGCCAATTTAACTTCGACCATCGCCAGACACGCTTGATGGTCTGAGATTGGAGTTTCGAGCATCTGTTGGAGTCGTAATGCGATTCGAGTCTGATTGATACGAGGATGACCATAAATTCTTCCTCGGTCTCCAATGATGTCAGTAGCTGATAGTAGGACTTCACTTGCTTTCACACTCTCACCTTCTCCTTTGATTCGTAGTATTCTCGGACGGCTCTGCGCCCCTGAAGATACCCTACTCGTATGCCAACCATGCGGCCAACGTGGAAATATAACCCTGCCATTACAATCATTACAATAAAATCGCCTAATGATGGATCGAACATCTTGCCCCCTTTGTTGTTGGTAGGTCAAGATTACATCTAGCTGAGATAAGAGCCTAGAAGTTTTTGATAACGAAACGGTAACGATTCTGCGTCGTCGATGTGATCATCGATGTCTCTGTCTAACTCGTTATCTAGGTCGTCCATAGCGCTTACCGCCTACGACGAAAGTACCGTCCTTCTCGAGATAGATAAGATCGACTTGGACGTTCTTGCCTTCAACGTACATAATGGCGAAAGCCTGTTGCCAGTTGGCTGATCCCTTGGTATATGAGGCCTTGCTAAAGTCCATGAGGTTTCCTACCTCTACGCCATGCAAAATACGTCCTAAACGGCCTCCAGAGGCCTCTGAGAAGGACGATCTGCCTGCTCTGTGAGTATGTCCTGAGATTACGCTCTTGCCGTGTCTACGGGCTGCTTCAAGAGCTGATAGTCCGCCTTGCGACTTGATAGGGGTATGGTCGCCGTGAACTGCTATCCAGCCGGGGGCAATGTTGTAAGGCTTCTTATGAAAGGTAATTCCCAGCTCATCGAGGCGCATAAACTTCTCGAACCTAAGTTCTGGCAAAGATAGGAATGAGGGAATCTTACGCATGATCTGTGTATACAGTCGATCTGTGTGATTAGATCGAATCATTTGTGTTACCTGGAGATCGTAAAGTACCTGAATAGCCTCCTCGCGATCATCTCCAAGAGTCTGTTCGTATGCTTCTGGCGTTCCTTCTGACCATTTGCTGATTGTGTTGAAATCAATTTCGTCACCTATTGTCACTACTTCGTGGGGCTTAAACTTACTGATAAAACTGGCTAGATTCTTGACTGCGTGTCTATCGTGGAACGGCACTTGAAGGTCGCTCACTATGACTATTCGCTTCATTTAATCCTCGTCGTCATCCTCATAAGGTAGGCGATCCACTCGGTCGGGGATCGATGGCAGAATCCAGTCTGGGTAAGCGTCTCGGTCAGCGATTATCGCTAGGCATAAATCAACTGCAAAACCTGCACGACGCAATGCGCGATACATCTCATGCAGGCTGATTGCCCAAGCATCTAACTGTGAATAAGTATCGAGATCGATAACCTTCTTCTTTGCCATGAACTTAGTGTGACTTACCCAATAATTCGATAATGGTATCGACACGCGCTTCTAGTCGATTTACTTGATCCTTGATTGATGAACCGCCGTTGGGCTTAAGTTCATTTAGATAATGCTTAACCAAGAATTGTAGATAAGCAGCTACTCCGCCGAGAACTGTAACTATTCCTACGGCGACTGCCGCAATATCTACCGCGTTCATTACTTTTTCTTCTCGACCGTATCGACCGCAGCTTCTAAGGCATCGGCGACGATATCGCCTACGGCCTTCTTTGCTCGGTAAGACTTAATCGCTGCGCGGATTACTGGAATTGCAATAAGTCCCAAAGTTGCGTAGATGATTGCTTCCATTATTTGCCTCCTAGTAGCGGTATATTAAAGAACGAACTGTCTGCATCGCCTTGCTTAGTGAAAGAGACATGGCAATGATGATTATGCGGATTGCTTCCAGAATACTTGCGCCAGCGCCAGCCCATGCGAGACGATGCAATTCGTCCGTTGAAGATAACGTAGGCAATACGTTTCTCTCCTGCCTTGGCGGCGAGTCGAATCTGATCTGCAATATCGGGCATGAGGTCTGGCTTGCCGGACTTATGAACATCTCTATCGACATCGATCGCTCGAACCACCCCAGTCTGTTGATCAGGGTTATGGTCACTAGGACGCGCTGAATGACGGAGATCACCGATCCAACCATCGGAACGCCTATCACGATCTGGGAAGGTATCATCGAACTGCTCTCGCAGTTGTTGCCCAGCCTTGCATAAAACTGGTTTCATCCGAGTAATAGTGCTGCTTCTTCGGCAGTAATGCCTAGGCGCTCAAGTAATGCGGTTTTCGCAGATTCCTTGGCTGCCTTTTCTTCTTCGCGAATTAAACGCTCAGACTCTATTTGAGCAAGAGCAGCTTCAACCTCTGCAATTTCCGCCTCTGTATAAGGTCGAATTGTTTCTTCGCCTGTTGTGATGTCAATGATTTTCTCTGTGTATTCCATTATGCGGCTCCGTAAACATAGACTGTACCTTGATCCCAATTACCTGTAGAAACTTTTACTGAAATAGACGAAACGGTCGATGTGTTATTCCAATAGCCACCACCAGCGATAAGAGCATTGTTTGCACCGCCACCAACACTTGCACCACTCGAAAAAGTTGCCATTTTTACGCCGCTAGTATTTGCACCAGCAATCTCAGCAGAAAGCATAAGTCTAGAAGTGGCGTTATTGCTTAAATAACCTACAGTAAAAGCCGTTTGTCCTGTACCGCCTGTAAAACTTGTAAGGCTTGCAGATTGATAACCTGTAAACAAATTGTAGTTTGATGCGGTGTCGCTATTAAGCAAAATCTGCACCTCTGCGCTCGCGCTGCTAGAACTTCCATCAACAATAAATACTGTGAGGTTATCCATACCTGAAATTCCGCTAATGGTAATTGTTCCGCTACCCGTTAATGCAGTACCGCCAGCGTTGAGCAAAGAATAACTTTTAGCTGATGAAGATGTTGCCCATTTCAAGCCAGTACCTTGCGCAGAATCAGCCGTTAGAACTGTTCCGTTAGCGCCTACTGGAAGACGTGCTGGAGTATCGGCTGCGGTTGCCGTGATTAGATCGCCTTTAGCATCAAGAATGAGAAGCGGATCAACTGCCACCCACGAGTAATCAAGATCGGTATTAGATGCTTTGCTAAGTACCTGTCCGGTCGTACCGCCCTTAAGATCGACTAGAGCCGTATCGATGTCTTGACCAAGTGCGGCAATAGCGGTAGCGCCATCCTTTACTAGGTCTGTGGACTGGGGGATATCCCATCCAAAGTTAGTTGTTGTTGTTGCCATTACG